CGAGAAAGGGCGGATACACAATCCACATTACTTTGAATTTCAAAAGAGATCCAGAGAAAATGGAGACATTCCATGTGGGGGGAGACCAATGTATAGAGAACTAATGGAAAACAAAGCACCTCCTCTCATAATGCAGTTAAATTACCTCATATCTACAGCAGAACACCAGCTAGCCTATAGATATGGGTACATGTATGAAAATAATTTACAACTCAGGATAGATTATCTCATGAACATGATCACAGATGATCAGCTTAAGAAAGAACTTCAGCGACGAGACAAATATAACCACAAAATGTCGGATATACGTGACATAATTCAGATGTTTCTGGATACCGGTGGAGATTTATTGAGGCAGTGGATCGTGGAACGAGATCGTGAAAATGAAATCATAGATACTGCATTTGAACTATGTAAGTACTTTAATATGGTGTGTAATGGTATCCACTCGAGATACAAGTGTGTAATTCCCCATCATATATTTCTTGGTACAAGGTAGATAAGATGCTTACATTCTTGGCTATATTATTGTATATAGTTATTTTGTCATTTTTTGTGGGTCCGAGATACAGGTACCCACGCATAGTTCGTAAAGTTGTAACAGAAGAAGAGTGTGAATACATAAAAAAGAGCTCTTTACCAAACCTCGAACAATCTACACTCGGCGACGAATGTGATGTAGATCAAAAACAGAGACAAAGTGAATCTGCATTTCTTGAATTAAGTGACCCTAAAATAAGGGATATAGTTCTCCGATTTGTAAAAGAAGAGGACTTGGACAAGTGCGAAAGCTTACAAGTCGTTCGATACAAACCAGGTGGATTTTATAATCCGCACCAGGATGCAGATTACAAACACACAAATAAGAGAAAATACACTGTCATAATATGTTTAAATGATGATTACGAAGGCGGGTACACGGATTTCCCCGTATTAGATAGATCCTATAAACTTGTGAAGTGTGACGCTTTAATGTTTGATGCACTCGATACATGGGATCGCATAACACCGAAAGCCTTGCACGGTGGTACACCAGTCATCTCGGGCGAAAAGTGGATTTGTAATTTATGGGTGCGCCAATCCCGCATCGATTAGCTTTTTGCGATTTTCCATGTGGAGTGCTTCGACATCTGCCTTGTTTTGGCCCACGTAAGGTACGGCGTAGCCGTTATCACACATCCACTTATTGACGTTCGTCCATTGTCCGTCTTCAGACACCCACACTTCCGCCAAAATGCGACCAAATTTCCCACGCGAGTCCTTTTCCGGGCATCTGAGTTCGATCTCGATATCATCCTTCTCAGATTCTACGGCCTTGAGACACCATTCCTTGAGCTTCTTCTTTGAGAGGAGTCCGAAAACCTTTTCTTCTTTATCGGACGTGCGCGACTCTGGGGTATCGATGCCGAGCAAACGCACGCGTTGCTTGGTACAGACATCGAAACCGAGATCGATGGTGACATCTATCGTGTCACCATCGACGACCTTTTCTAAGGAAGAGACACGGTAAATGAATTCACAGGGTTCTTGGGCGTAGGTGGACATATACTATGTGTTAGATTATAATCGCCCGAGTACACCTTGTACATTGAGTTTTGTTCTCTTGTCGCCCGTAGCGTGTGTAGTATTATTTAAACCCGTTCTACTTGTTGCGGCAAATCCTTGGTGTCTAGTACCCTGTTTTTTCAACACTCCATTCATACGCCTTCTCCCTAAAATTTCACTATTTCTATTTTTTTTTCTATTCAATATCATTTTTTCTATAGCTCTGAGTCTATTTAGTCCAGTCATTGGATTTTTCACCTCGTTTTTTAAATCACGTCTTTCACCACCCGGAAGCCGAATAAATCCTTCTCCTTTTCCTTTTCCATCTACAACATGCTTACCATTAAGATTGGTCATGTCTATATTTTTTAGAAGCTTTGCTCTGAGTGATTTGCCTGCACCTAACTGAGAGGCACCTATCATCGTAGCTTTGGGCTTCAAAGATTTCCAACTCTGTCTAGCGGCCACGCCTTTCATTTGGCGGTTAAATGCGGCACTCGCATTAAACGTGTTATTAGTGGCTCTGTTTGCTGCGAGACGCTTTTGTTCTAAATTCCTAGTCGCGGCTCTGAGTGTATTTATACCTCTTTGTGCATTCTGTCTTTGTTGTGTGAGACCAGTTATGACCTTTTGTGATACGGCGTTTCTACGCCGGAGATTCTGTCTTTGACCTCGAACTTGTGCGAGCTTTTTCGACAACGTGTTTCTTTGACGTCTCGCGCGTTGTTCGGCGAGTGCGAGTTGACCTAAATTATTTTGCGTGTTTCCAAGTATTTTCTTAGTTTCTTCTAACTGTTTTTGTAATTTATTACGTTCAGCTCTCGTTTTTAACAGCGTACCACTCCTATTTTGAAGCTCCTTGAACAAGGTATTTCTATTTTCCGTTATTTTATTTAATTGGGATTTCGTTGAATTTAAGACCGTTCGCGTTTCTTCAAATTGACGGGTTAAGTTTTGTTTTTCCTTTTCGAGTTGATTCTTAATTTTATTCTTCTCGGCAGATGTCACCTTTTCACTATTTAAGTCTCTTTGAAGTCTCGCGACATTAGATTGCGTTTGGTTGATTTGTTCTATCTTTTTTAATAGCTCAGCGTTCTTCACATTGAGACGCCGTTTTGCCGAATTAAACTCGGCCTGCCACTCGTTTCTGTTACTCTCTAGAGCCGCGATTCTATTTCTCTGGGCGGCTTCTCTGGTAGCGCCGTTACGTACGATTTTGTTTGCTTGTGTTTTATACGTATTATACTCAGATTTTATAGCATTTATTTGATTTTGCATTTCTCTTCGCCTCGTTTCTAGGAGTGCATTCTTTTCCTTTATGAGAGCGTTCATTTGAGCCTTATTTAAATTTGCTTGTGCAAGTTGTTTTGAAATTTCATTTGCTTTTCTACTTGCTTCCGCTGCGGCACTCGCACTTTGTTGAGCTTTAGCTTGAGCCGCATTTCTTGCGGCGTTCGCCTGCGCTTTGAGACGGTTTGCCTCTGCTCTGAGCCTATTTGCTTGAGCCCGGTTATTGATCGCCCTTTGGCGTTCAGCTTCTGCGTTCAGTTTCGCTTGTTCAGCCTCTGCAGCCCTCCGAGACGCATTGTTTGCCGCAGCACTCGCTTCGGCTACGAGGCGCCGACTTTCTGCGACCGCTGCGTTTGCATTTTCTTTGGCTTTCTTCGATGCGTTCTCCGCTTCGGCGACTTGACGCCTTTCTATGAGAAGTTGTTCTTTGAGTTTTTTTCGTTGGGTTTCAGTGAGACTTCTTTGGCTTTGGAGTTCTTTTGTGAGTCTGTTAACATTTGCACGCTGTTCCGCCAATTTTTGTTCGGCCTGTCCAGCTGCGTTTTGTAATCTGAGTACGTTCGCTTCTGCTTTACTAGCGGCACTTGCAGCGGCATTTGCCTGCGCCTTTGCGTTCGCAACTTCTTGGTTTGCTCGCTTTTGGAGTGCACTCATACTCTCTTGTGCGGCGGCTTGAGCGGCGGCGATGCGCGTGTTTGCGTTTCGTTTAACCTGGGCTACGTTTGCTTTTGCGTTGTTTATTTGTTTTTTCAAATTGCTTACTTGATTGGGTGTGAGATTTGAACGCGTATTGAGTTGACTTTGGAGATTCCGGACTTTATTAGTCGCAGTTATTATAGATGCTTCTGCATTTTTCTTAGCTTCAGCGACTTTAGCGTTTCTATTTTTATTAGCCGCGGCTTGTGCAGCTCGAGCAGCCTTTACATTTATGTTAGCTTGTTTGATTTTAGCATTGAAGGATTTCTTTTCTTCTTGGAGTTTTTCGAGTTCCTCGGCTGCGACGAGTGCATTACCCCGCGCTTCTGCGAGTTGATTTTCGAGTCTTTTTCTCTCAGCGTTTGAAATAGTACCACTTTCCAGTTGTTTCTTGAGATTTGCTATTTCGGCGTTTGCATTTCCTTTTTGTTTCTGAAGTTGATTTCTTTGACCTTGGAGTGCAGTTACAGCACCCCGCGCAACACCGATTTCTTTTTCCAATCTATTTCTCTTAGCTTCTGCATTTTTCAATGCATTCTGTTGTTTATTGGATTTGGCTATCAGATTAACCAATTGTTTGCGCATTATATTCATATTTTCCGCGTTTCGAGTAATCCTCTGTTTCAAATTATTACGCTCTTTCGTCAATGCAACTCTCTCGGTATTCGAAAGGCCGGATTGACTCAATTGGCTCTCTAATTTTTTTATGAGTGCAATTTGTTCCTGTTTATTTGTATTTGCACTTTTTATTTTTTGTTCTAGGCTTGTGATCTTTTGAGTACTTTCCATCAATTGTTTTTGAAGTTGTTTTAATTCAGTATTAGTTGGCCCGTTGGTTGTTTGAATAGGTGTCGTAGGTTGTTGTGGAGCCTGTGGTGTTTGGGAGTTTAAAGATTTTTTGTTTTTTAATTCTGAATACAAACTGTTTATACGGGCTTTAGCCGTATTGTATATATTATTTCCATTCTTGTAACCTCTTATGAACTTCTGACCTTCATTCAAAAATTTAACGCGATTTTTATTCAAATTCTTTGATTTATTTATCATATATTTTTCAAGTTCAGCCGATCTCTTTTCTTTGTTTGTCATTTTTGGTTTCACCGAGGGTTCAACTGCACGCCTTTCACGCTCCATGTAATTCAAGCGCTTTGCAATGTTTTTCATGGCTGTGGCGTTACCATTTTTTTGTGCTCGGACAAATTTGTCGAGGTATGTTTTCGTTTCACCGTTCATGGTTCTCTTACCTTGAATAGATTGAATGAGACTACTGATGTCACCCGGTGATTGATTTTTGTTTCTCATGGCACTAAGAATTTTAGAGATGTCTGCGTTTCTATTCGCATTTGGTTTACGCGTCATCGCATTAAGATATCTAGCGGTCGTGGCATTCACAGGTACTTTTCTATTGTTGTTGCCGCTACCATTGTTATTCAAATTCTTGGATTCGGTAGAGATATTATTTAAGTTTTTGTTTTCGGTTTGATTATTATTGTTGTTGTTACGTCCCAAATTTTCGGATTCTCTAGAAATTTTAGATAGATTGTTTCGAACACCGTTTCCGTTTCTATTATTCACGTTGAGGTCGTTTGGGTAGTTTCTGTTATTGTTATTCACAGATACGACGCGCTTTTGCGCACTTATTTGCAATCGAATGGGTTCTCTTATATTTTTGCCCTTAAGGGTAGATTCTACTGCATCCACGATCTCAGCTTTGGTCATCTTGTCGTAACTCGAAAGACCAGCTTTACGCGCAACGCGCTTCAAATCTGTCAACTTGGATGACCCACTAAAGAGTATTTCAAAGTCTCGGCCAGTCAATGGTGATTTTCTGTCCAACATATACTTTCCATCTTTCGACAAAACCATGGGTGGGAGTGGGAGTTTTCCGTCCTGGATGGAAGAATACGCATCACATATCTCTGCCCGCGTGAGTTTCAAATCAAGACCCGTGTTATGTTTCACGAGTTTCTTGAGATTCCTAATATTTATAGTCGGATCACACGCGTCCATATTGATATAAGCTGATAAAAAATTACGAGACGCCTTTCATGTACATCCGTATCTTATCTTCGTAACACATATTGAAATCAAATATATCCATGTCTTCTACATCTACCACGACTCGATCGTATCTTGACATGTCGTATTCGTATCTATTTTGTATAGTAGACCTGACTACACTCTGTGCAAACGTGTGCATATCGTTTATATCTTCTGTGTATTTAGGTGTTGATTTTATCTCTATGCAATAGACATCATGTGGTTTTCTATCTAAGAATGGTGTGAGTGGTATAGACTCGACTGTCCCTCCATCTACGTATGTGTTTCCGTTAAATTTCATAGAAGAAAACACGAATGGAATGGCTATGCTCATGGACATTGCATCTAGGACTTTCATGTTCGGGTGTGTGTCTACTGAAAAATATTCCGTTTTACTTGTGTTTACACAAAATGCAGATATGTATATCTTCTTTTCTAATTCTGCAAATGTTGGATCACACCCACATATTTCTACAAATTTGCTACGCATGGCTTCTACGTCTACGAATCCATATCTATGTAAAAAACATTTCAAATTCACTTTCACTAAATCTGAAATGTTCAACTTGAGTGATATGTCTATCACCTCATCGATGGACTTTCCCAAAGCTAACATCACCGCGAGAATAGATCCCGCGGAAGCACCTGAAATTTCTTGTACATCACTGAGACGATTTTCTATGGTTTTAAGATGTCCGAGCATGGCGTAAAACCCCATGGCACCTGGACCAATCACCAAATATTTCATCGGTGGTCACCTAATAGTACTTAGGAAATTGCTTTCTCAAAAGAGCGAACACGAGCGCGAAAACGACGGCATGGACGAGTGCGGCGGACAAGCTAGTTTGACCCGAGGCGAAAACACCCTTAGAACCTGGTGGCAAAGTGAGCAACATACCTGGGCTCAACACCAAGAACAACACGGTGGTGACGATGAGATCAGTGCGAGTGAGCACGAGACCCATAGCCTTCGCAATCAAAGAGTAGGCGAGGAAGAACACGAGGGCGTGGAACAAGACCGCGGTGCGACCAGTGAGACCGTTGCGGAACTTGATGCTGGTACCATCCGTGCGGAGAAGGATACCCGGGCTGAGCGCAAGGAAGAGGGCAGCTGGTATAGATACCTTTTGGGAGGTAATATCTGGAAGCATGGTTTGTAATATATGTATATTATAATTCTATGGCTCTATGATCTGAGAAACGATAACAAAATTCGATAAAATCGTGATACTTCGCATCTTTTAAGAAATGGTGTTCTGCATATCTATCTCTCACGTATCTTTTGAGTAGATTCCACATCCACCACAAATCATCGTCGTAGTGTCCACCCCAATCATCGATGTGAAGCGGTTTGTTGAGTTCAATTTCATACTCTTCATCATCCGTGTATTCATTATCACTCATACGCTCTGCGGCGTGTGCATATTCATTCCACACCATTATTTTCTGTCCTTGATACCAGTCAAAGAAAGTGAAGTAGATTCCTTTACTGGAAGATTATCGATTATAGCCTTTAACACACTTTCTGCTTGTTGTTCATTACCTTTGAAATAGTTTACGAGACCTTCCTTAACGGTGGTTTTGTTGAGACCAGTCTTTCTGGCACTCTTACGAACGGAAATTTTGCCCTTCTTGAGGTTAATGGCGTCGAGACCATTATCCATCATGAGCTTTTTCACTTGCAATTTAAGCGATTTCTCGGCTTGAACGAGGATTTTTATATCTTCTCGGGCTTCTGTAATTTGCTTGTTTAATTCAACCAACTTAGAGACGCTGTTTGAGAGTTCGTCTGAAGGAACTTGAGACATTTTATATATACCTAATACGTTATTTCTTTAAGTTTACGCGCACAAACCACGTTGCATGGTGTCTGGGGCGATGGTAGAGTTATTCCACACAAACGCTTCCTTTGGATTTGGTGGGTCCGCGCGAATTTGTTGGTTCGCGTTTCTCAAAGCACCACCAATGGTTTCTGGGTAGCCAGTTTGCTGGCGTGGCTCGAGGAAGTTTTGACCGGAAAGGATGTCATCTGGAGCGAATTCACCGAAATCCTCCTGGGGGGCAACTTCGCGTGGCAACAAAGAAGACGCAAGACCGGTACCCGCCTTCATTTCACAACCAACACCAGCTCCCGCGGATGGACCAACGGCATCGATGCCATCGATCGCAGCGTATTCATTTTCCTTAACACTGTAAGTGGCACGGCTCTGTGTCACCATGAGGTAAATAACAACCCCAATGGCGAGAGCGATGAGCGCTTGGCGAGGGGTGACCTTCTTCATCTTCATCATCTTCATTTATATATAGAAACAATTTTTTTATTCGTCGTCTTCAATCACGATTTCATCTGGGTAAGCTTCAACTTCTGGTTCTGGAGTCGACTCTGGTTCTGGAGTTGGCTCTGGAGTTGGCTCTGGAGCCGGTGGTGGTGGGTTCATCTTGACCTGAACCAAATTCCACTGTGGACCGAACGCCTTTTTCGCAAACCAGAGACCCGCGTATTCAAGCATGATGGAACACCTGGATCCAACTAGATCCGCGTCTTCAGTGACGAGCTCCTTGTTTGCATTGAAAATCTTGGTGGCAGAAATCTTGTCGGCTGAAAGGGTGTCCTGCTTTGTGTAAACCTTGTTGATAGTCTTTTCTGGGAGTTGCTTACCAAACCAAGTGGTGCTGTTTTCGTTAGCGGCGGTAATGTTCTTCGCGTGAATGTCTTCAATCTTTTCGACACCGACTGCATCAGTCAAATCGAAAGTGACTTCGTCAGACGCATCTTCTGTGACCAAGACATTCTTCACCTGGACGTAGCACCGCTTCTTTTCGTCGGTCACTGCCTTGACGTGGTAGAGACCATCTTCACCCTTTGCGAGAGTACCGTAGATCATTTTATACATCAGACACGGTTCAAATCTTTAACCCCTACAAATGGTATCATTGCCGATTTACGTATAACGGGCTTTGGAACCCATGCATCTCTGGATGGTTTAAATCCATACAACGTTTCTTCCAATTTTATTTTGTTTGGTAATTGGAATGGTCTTTTTGGCCTGTAGTTAAATTCATCTTTTACGTAGTTTCTATTCTTGTTCGTTACCCAATCGTCTGTGTCTACGTTAAATCGCATTTTAGATTGTGTTTTTACAAAACCTGGTAAATTTCCCATATTGTGTGGTGCTTTTATACCGTGAACATACTGTTTTGAAAGTTTATCTGGATCGGGTGTGGTCGTAAACGTTGAGTATTTCTTTGGATTGACCTTGGCAGCTTTTTTCGTATTCACATTTCTGAATTTGGTTTGTGCTGTTTTTCGTTTAGAAAGAGGTATGCCCACCTTTTTCATGATATCTATCATGGAATCGGTTTGATTAATCTTTCTCTTTGTGACGAGCTTCGCGAGTTTAATCATTCTTCGCCGATCCTTTTCTTTTTTCTCTGGTGGTCGGAGACCCAATTTTTGCATGGTGTATGCATCTTCTATCAAAAACTTTTTAGATGCAAGTTTGATGTTATCAAACTTACCAATCACATATTTACCCGTGATCTTAAATATGTCGAGTGCTTGTATTTGATCATCACCCACTTCGTATCCAAATTCACCTGGACGCATGAATGCGATGTCGAGCACACCACCCATGTTTACTGGTTCAATCTTCCCAGTTTTTGGGGAGAACAAACGAGCTTTCATGTCTAACGTAAATAACTCTATGTCTGCGAGTGTATCTGGACCACCCTTAACACCTTTTCTCTTTGGTATGAGAGTGTATCTTCGAGTGACATATGGCCCCTTGTTTGCAAACCCGAGACCTATGAATTTACCTGGCTTCCCGCGTTGATCTTGAACCAGTTTGGCAAAGCGATTGTTCACACGTTTCGCGACTTCACCGAGTTTATTCCACAAAAGAAGTTTGATAGCTTGGAGCTTTCCAAAAAACTTAGTGTCTGGTTTTATTCTTGGTACGAATTTTGTGTCTATGTCTAGTGTCATGATTCTCTGCGATGGTTCCAAATATGAATTTACTGCATCACCACCTGAAAGAATCAAATCACCCACCGGATTGAGAAATTCAGTGAGTTCATCTATGATTGCATAAAGTTCATATCTCAATATATCCGTGAATATCACACTCGCAAAGTCTTTGAAATCTTTGTCATTGTGTACTCGATGCATTCTCGCCCTGAAGCGTGATACATTGCCTGAGTCATAAAACTTTTTTAACACGGGATCATCATGAAAGAGCTTTTTCATCCTGAATCGATTTATGACTCCATCGGAGTATTCGTTTTGATCCATGTTATTATTACATCACATATTAATATAGAAACAACAAGCTTAAAGATGTGATACCTAAGTAAGACATAACAAGATGTCTCTTGAAACTGTTCTCGCTGAAATCACTGCTCTCCGCGCTGACGTTAAGTCTTTGACCAAGATCGTTCGTAAGATCAAGGCGAAGCAAGACGACCCGGACGGAACCAAGGCTGCTAACCGCGCGAAGAACAACGGATTCAACCGCGAACAAGCTATCTCCCCAAAGCTCCGCGAGTTTCTTGGCGTTGAAGAAGGAAAGCTCGTTTCCCGATCCTTCGTTACTCGTGCGATCAACAACTACGTCACTGAAAAGGGTCTTAAGCACCCGGACAACGGTCGCGTTCTTGTTCTTGACGACAAGCTCCGTGATCTTCTTCAACCACCTGCGGACACGCAAGTGACTTTCTTGAACTTGCAAAAGTTCTTGAGTCCACACTACACCAAGGTTGAACAAAAGGCTTAAAAAAATAACATATAACTAATATACAATGATCATCGACAAGGCTTCTGTCGAAACCCTTGTTGGTACAAAGATATCTAAGATAGATTTGTACCAAAAAGCTTTTACTCATAAATCTGCATTGAAAGAAAATGAAAATCTAGAATCCTTTGAAACACTTGAATTCATAGGAGACTCCGTGTTGGGATTCGTGATCACAAAATTTTTGTTTGATAGGTATGAACAACAAAAAGAAG